GTCACCCTCCGTTCCCTACACTTATGTATGGGGTCTGACTGTCTGACTGTCATCACCAGTCTGACTGCTCACTGCTCACCATAGCTGTCTGACTTGGGTTGGGTGACTGACAGAGAATCATCACGCAAGACGCAAGCAGAGTGGCCAGTGAGATGGGTTTGGATATGCTAGAGGGCGTGCCCCCCACATCCCCCTCCCCATAAAAAATTTCATGTTTTCTGGAATTAGGTGTAGTATTGGGTTATCTGTAGAGGGGTAGACATGGCGATACAAGAGATTGGGTTAGAGCGTGGTATTGGGATGCCTAAGGCTAGGGTGGTGTATGCCTACCCTTATGAGGAGATGGATGTAGGGGATTCGTTTGTTGTGCCTATAGAGGCCAGGGCAAAGGTGTTGAATGCCAACTACAGGGCTGGTAGGCGGTTGGGGTTGAGGTTCATGGCAAAGACAGAGGGTGATGTCATCAGAGTCTGGAGGACTGCGTAGATGGGTAATAACTGGTTGTGGGCAGATGAGGATGAGTTGCGCTTGATGTGCGTAACGCTGAGTCATTTGTTGCATCAGTACCAGGTGAATACGGTGAATGTGGTGAATGAGGCTATGGACTATGGATACAGACAAGGATATGCAGACGCAGTTGTACGAATCTCGATTGCGTCTGAAGAGGGAAATGCAACGCGCCCTGTCTTGCATTAGCCCTAAGGCGAAGAGACTTTTGGTGGCAGAGTGGGAGGACAAGTATTCCGCCATCTTCTACCGTGAGTTAATAAACTGTGCCCGTAGTCGGGATGCGTCAGAGGCGATTGCCAACTGGAATGTAGATGAACTTTGACCTGAAACAGTTTTACAAGTTTTGCTCTGAACTCAAGATTGAGACAAAGGAGGAGGGCTTGAAGAAGATGGGTAACCTTCTGGGGACTCAGACGTATGTGATGAACGAGATTAAGAAGGGGCTGGACGAGGATGTCCACTTCTTTGTCATCTTAAAGGGGAGGCAACTTGGCATTACCACTATCTCGCTGGCCCTGGACTTGTACTGGCAGTTTACGCACCCTGGATGGCAGGGAACGCTGGTGGCAGATACAGAGGAAAACCGGGATATGTTCCGGAGTACTCTTGCGATGTACATGGAAGGGCTACCAAAAGAGTTCAAGATTCCGCTGGTGGCCCATAACCGCAACCAGATGGTTCTCAAAAACAGAAGCAGGTTGTTCTACCAAATTGCGGGAAATAAATCTCGTCTGGGGCAGGGTAAGGCTATCACTTACCTGCACAGTACAGAGACTGCTTCCTACGGCAACGAAGAAGGTATAGCCTCCTTGATTGCCTCTCTTGCAGAGCGTAACCCTGAACGCCTGTATATGTTTGAGAGTACAGCCCAGGGTTTCAACATCTTCCACGATATGTACAAGACCGCCAAGAGCGCCCGTACACAGAGGGCCATCTTCTGCGGCTGGTGGCGTAACGAGTACTACACCGTTGACCCAGAGAGCAACATCTACAAAGTGTACTGGGATGGCAAGCTCTCAGGTGAAGAGAAGGAATGGGTCAAGGACATCAAGAAGCTCTACGGCTTTGAGGTCAACTCACGCCAGATGGCTTGGTGGCGCTGGAAGATGCACGAAGGCATCAAGGACGAAAGCCTCATGTACCAAGAGTTCCCGCCTACAGAGGACTACGCCTTTGTGATGACCGGCACATCTTTCTTCTCTAACAGCCGCTGCACAGATGCAGCCAAGCTCGCCAAGAAAGAAGACCCTACCCATTACCGTTATGTTTTTGGGCAGCTATTCCAAGACACAGAGGTCATCAAGTCCACTGAGCGCCTGGGAACCCTGAAGGTCTGGGAAGAACCCGTAGATACCGCTTACTACGTTATCGGCGCAGACCCTGCTTACGGGTCAAGCGATTGGGCAGACCGATTCTGTATTCAGGTCTACCGTGTGTACGCAGACCGGCTAGATCAGGTGGCAGAGTTTGCAACCAGCGAGATGAACACTTACCAGTTTGCGTGGGTCATCGCACACTTGGCTGGCGCTTATAAGAACTCTACCCTCAACCTGGAAGTCAACGGCCCGGGGCAAGCCGTCATCAACGAGATACGCAACTTGAAACGCCTTGCAACCGCTATGGGCGGGGCTACAGGGCATGGCTTGATGGATGTGCTTGGTAGCATGACAAACTACATCTGGAGGCGAAATGACACCCTGGGAGGCCTCTCCAACAGCATTGGCTACCTGACCACATCCAACAGCAAGGAGAGGATGCTTCAGTACATGAAGGATTACTTTGAGCGCGGGATGATGGGCATCAAGAGCATGGACACGCTGGAAGAGATGAAGGGCATTGTGCGAGAGTCTGGTTTTATTGGAGCGCCTGGTCGCGGCAAGGACGATAGGGTCATTGCATCTGCCCTAGCAGCCGTTGCTTATGCAGAGCAAGTGCAGCCTCGCCTGATTGCTCAAAAGATTACTTACAACGTCAGCAAGGCTCAAGAGAACTTCACCCCCGAGCAGCTTGGCGTAGGCCGTAACGTCAGTGACTACCTAAAAAGGATTGGCATGTATGGAACTTGAAATACTTGTTGACGCCCCAAATGGAGAGAATGACCGCGCAAGAATCTATAAATTGTTTGAAGATGAGGGTTACTACGTACACAAGATGACGTTAGAAACTTTTTCTGACAGGCCACAACATTACTTTAAAGCCACGGTAGAGCAAAGTGACACCTTTAAGCAAGACTGAACTCAAGCGCCAGATCAAAAAGTTCCTTCACGACAAGGACAGGGGCATTTCTGTAGCTTTGTTTGCAGAGCTTTCTGGGGTATCCAAGACCATGCTGATGGATGTTTTTTATTACGAGAAAGAACCTCTGTCAGAGATGGTGCAGCGCAGGGTCAACAAAGCCTACATGCAGTGGAAAGCAGGAACAGTCAAGATAATGAAGCGGCAAGACAACACCCGATATGTGGACTACAGACGGGTTGCAGAACCCCCTATCATGCACGGCATGGGGCTGAAAGTCACATCTGAGGGCATCAAACTGCGTGTTGGAATGGTCAACCGGCACGATTACAGTGAAATTGACCTTAACGAAGCACTAAGAGGGTAACTATGGGCATTCTGAGAGACTATTACTGCGAATCACACGGCATTTTTGAGGCATGGGAGCCTGAGTGCCCTATGAAGCATTGCAGCGCGACTATTTCCGTCATTCACCTTAAACCAATCGGCATAAAGTCCGACAAGACCAAGAAAACGGATAAAACCGTTAAACAATTGGCGATTGACTATGATATGACGGACATTAAGACCACAAGAGAGGGTGAACATCAAACTGGTTACATGAAACGCAACAATCAGCTCTCTGACAAAGAGTTTGCCCAGGCTACAGAGGCTATGGAGGCCCAAAACAGGGAAGCCAAGCCTAGAGACAGTGCAATTTGGGGCGCTGGCGGTAACATCAGCATGAAATCCGTTATGGGTGGACAATTTAAGTCCATTAATGGAGAATCTGTCGGAATTAACCCCAAGGCAGCGGGTAACTTGACCGGCCCTAAACCGGCAAGCTACATGGCTGACCCAGACAACTTACAGGTAAGCAAGCCATGAGAATACCTACCGCTGACCAAGACCGAGAACTTTTCTATCTTGACCTGATTCAAAAATGCTTGGTCAGCCGTGAAGAACGCAAAGTAGATTACAGCTCTTTGCGTAGCTTCTATTTGTTTGGTAACGGGCCGGATGAACCTCCGGCTTTGTACAACAAAATCTTTCCGCACATTGACCAGCTCACATCGTTCCTCTATTCCGCTGAGACAACACGCTTCAGCATTCAGCTTGGCGCGGCTGTCAACGAAGCCGAGAACGCCAAAGTGCCAACGCTCACCCGTGCGTTAAATGACGAGTGGCTCAACTCCAACGCTGACCAAGTGTTCTCTGCTGCAACCACCTGGGCGCTGTGCTACAACTCTTGCTTTGTCAAACTGGTCATCAACAACGGTATGCACCCCTACCTTGTTGAGCCTTCTTGCATTGGCGTGTTGCGAGAAGACACTCCGTATATGGACAGGCAAGAGGCGATAGTCCATACCTATTACATCACCAAGTCCGAACTCTTTGCGCGGTTGTACTCTCACCCAAAGAGGGACGCTATTGTTAAGCGCGTAACGTCTACACAACACGAACGCACCGAGGTTGCAAACGGTATTGAGCGCATCATCTTGTCTCAATCCAATCCTACTATGTACGGCAACGTCAACCTGGACTTGGGTGGCGGCAACCGTTACAAAGCAATTGTTTCTGAAGACACAGTAGAGATGACAGAGCTGTGGGTATGGAACGATGACACACAAGACTATCAGGTGGTCACAAAAGCAGACCCTGATGTCATCATCTATGACCGGCCTGGTGAGTCTGTGTTTATCAAAGGCGAATTGCCTTTTGTTCAGATTGCACCTAACCCTCTGTACGATTATTTCTGGGGCGGCTCTGAAGTTCAGCGCCTGGTTTATCTTCAGCAGCTACGCAACAAACGCATGTCTGAGATTCTTGACTTGCTCAGCAAACAAGTATCTCCACCTACTGCGCTAATTGGTTTTACCGGCATCCTTGACGAAAAGAACTTTGCGCTTAACCGCGCTGGTGGCTTGCTTGCAACCGACATGCCTAACGCAAAAGTAGAGAAGTTAGCGCCAACTATACCGCCAGATTTGTTCCGTGAAATTGGCGAGATTGACTCTATGTTTGAAGAGGCGTCAGGTATTGTTTCTGTGCTGCAAGGCAAAGGTGAATCAGGTGTTCGCTCTTCTGGTCACGCATCACAACTGGCTCGCCTTGGTTCATCACGGGCCAAGAAACGTGCGCTGGTTATTGAAGACAGTTTAGAAAAACTTGCAACGCTGTATCTGAAAGCCATGCAGATATACGACAACACGCACTTCACGGACATAAACAAAAACAAGTTTATTGCTGAGCAATTTACCAAAGATTACGTGGTGAAAGTGGATGCACACTCCAACTCGCCTATCTTCATGGAAGACCTGCGCCAGCTTGCATTTAACTTGTTTAAGGCTCAAGTTATTGACAAAGAATCACTGCTTGACTTGCTTGAGCCGCCTATGAAACAATTGCTCAAAGACCGTCTGAAAAAGATGGAAGCAAAGCAAGAACAGCAGCAAGAACAGAAGGCGCAAGAGAAACAATCTGCGCCAAAACCTGAAGGCAAACCTGAACTTAAAAAGGTAGGATGATGGCTAACGTAAAAAACGCAACCCCTAAAGCCGACCAACCTAAGGTCAACACAAAAGAATTATCTCGCGGTGAGCAAACACCTAACTTGACATATCGCCAAACAGGGATTAAAACCTCAGGTGGGCGAAGTCAAAGGGATTACGCTCGAAAGTAACTCTGGAGTTGAACATGTACAAAGCACACAAGCGCGGTCGTAAGACTCGTCGGTAATTCCCCCCCCAGGAATCGGGTGTGGCTTCCTTCCCGTCAAAAGGTCGCCGCCTTCTAACCATGGAGAAGACTATGCGTAAAGCTCGTAAAGGTCGTAAGAGCCGCAAGTAATTAGACGGGGGCAACCCCGTTTAATTGCGGTTTGACCGTTAAAAATTCTTTGAAGGGCTGAATTAAAATGCCCTTCACCTGTTGACAAGCGGTTTGTAAGTGGTTACAAACGCACAAAAGGAGTTTTTATGGCTGTCCCGGAAGACAAACTGATGGAGTTAATGCGTAACCCCCGTTCGGCAGGTGGCGGCGCTCCTTCTGGTATATCTATGCCTAGCAATACTCCAGGTGGCGTGTCAAGCGGCGCTGGCGCAATGTCAGACGCTGAAACGCCTCCAATGGCATCCCCAATGTCCACCCCTGAACCCAAAATGGGCATCAAAGAAGCCGCCATGATTAACTTGGGCATGGCGATGGACTTGATTGAACAATCTCTCCCTGCTCTTGGTTCTGAAAGCGAAGAAGGCCAGAAGGCTCTCGCCGCTATTCGCTCACTCACTGGTGTGATGGGGCCACGCAAGAACAAAACAAACGAACTTCAGCAATCTGAAATTCTCCAGATGCTCCAGACTCTTCCTCAAGCCGGTGGTGCATCCCCTGAGGGTAGGGCAATTTCACAAGCACCAATTCCTGGTATGCCACCGCAAGGCGGCGCGCCAACTCCTCCCCCTATGTAAGGATTTATCATGGACTTGTTTAAACCACGCGGCGCTGCCGCCCCACGCCGCCCTACCGACAACAATCAACAACATGGTTTGATTGTTAACACTCCACGCTTTTCTCAACTCGGTGGCTTGAGTGCCCCCAACA